TTCGTTAGGTTTATAACCAATATAATTTACATTAGGTAATTTTTTAGCTTGATCAAATAGTCCTACTGTATCTTTATTTGCTTTGTCAGCAAATTCTTTACCATAAACATCATTAGAACTATATACATCTAAAGTAATATTTTTATTTTTTAAGTGTTGCATGGCTAACAACAACACATTTAACCCCCTCCAAGGAGTGCAGTGGTGCATAATTCTAATGGGTTCTCCTTGTTTGTATATTTTTCTTTTTGGAAAATGATGTGCCCCATTTTTTATTACTATTGATCTATCTTCAGGAACTTGAAAAAAATATCTAAATTTTTCATAACACCAATGTGAATTAAAAACATACCAATCGTATTCATGATGTCTATCTTTGTTTCGAAAAAAACTTTGTAAGTTTGGTTGATCCCAAGAATTTTTTTGCCAAAGTATATTAATCTTACTAGGGTCTAATGGCACCTTTCCTGGTATAGATGTGCATATTTGAAATTTATCTAATAAATCTTTAGAAACATACTTTTCAAGCAGCTCATGCTGTATCTCAGTTGCGCCTCTAGGCTGTATTCCATTCTTTGTGTTCACCTTGTTTTTCATCCTCTTTAAATTTTTTAAAAGTTTCTTCTTTTGTTATTAAGAAAAAAGGCTGCACCCACCTTTCATCTACCCATTGATCTGTTGGTGCGCTATGGGGTTGTTGTGGATTATAAAAAACACATCTGTTTATTCTTGAACCTGCTATCGCAGTAGGTTCAAAATCAGTTTCAAAATTATATAATTTTGTACCGTCTTTAATAGAATTAGAATTGTAATAAACCAGACCAGCAAAATCAAAAGTATTATTATCTTTATGTGGTCTTTCTTTTTTATAAATTTCAGCTTGTTTTAATTCTTCTAATTTTATTTTTCTAAAAAGAGTTTTAATTACTATTGGTTTTATATTTGTTTTTTTTATAAATGTTTTTAAAAATATTTGATAAGGGGAAACATCACTTTCTTGATGAGGTAGCTTTCTAGTCTCCCAACAAGGGTATCCCTGCATTCTATGAGATATTGGCCATTCTATTGAATGAAAGGTCTGAGAGAAAGGTAAATTTAAAAAAGCTAATGTCATGAGGCCTAAATCGTGCGGCTCATAAAAATCATCTATAATACTTAACATTATTCTTTGGTTTTAGCACCAAGGTTTCCAGCTCTAGTTACTTTGATTTCTAAATCTTGTCTAAAATCATCCACAGTAGTATCAGTATTGGGATCAGCAACATCAGCATCAAACTCAGCTTTATCAGCATAGACCTTACCTGTTCTTTTATGTTTTACTATTTCTTTAGCCTCTGCAGATATTTTAGGTAGTTCACTCATATTTTTATCCAATGATTTTTTAAATTATTGTTTACGTGATCAATATAAGAGCTTTGGGTTCTTATGTCAAACGCAATAGTTATTCTTACATCATCTTTTTTTATAGTGCTTACTTTATGAGCAAGCCAACCTGGAAATAAAGTTATTTTTCCTGGTTTATTTTTACATCTATAAGATGTTTTAAAATAAGGTATCTCATAGTCTGTTGTTGTATCTGCAACTTTTACACATATATGTCCGCTTAAATAACCTGTATTATTATCTGCATGATTATGTAATTTAATTTCTTCACCTTTTCTCATTACATTAAACCAACATTGTACATAATATGATTCGTGTATATCTATATTTAAAAATTTACAAAATGAATCATGTGCTTTTCTAATATGATTTTTAAGAAAGCTGCACTCAGGAAACTCGAGTAAGTTGTAATATATAAATCTACTAGTAATACTGTCTTCACTTAAACCTGTACCACCATTGTTGTGTGGTGGATATTGTTTAATAAGTTCTTTTTCTTTAGTTAACAAAAATTCAGATAATATTTTTGTATCAATAAAAAGGTTATCTTCATAAATATGATATGAATAGTGGGGATTAAAAGGATTATTTATATTGTTGTTTTGAAAGTTAATAACTTGCACTAACGCCCTTGGCCTTTATATCTTGTTTGTTTTTGTTGACGTTTCTCGTGTTTATTTTTATTTTTTTTATGTTGGCCTGGACCTCTTTTTCTTGGTTTTGCTCTTGGAACGAAATGTGTAAATTTTTGTTTTGCCATTAATCTAAAAAACCATTTAATGTTAATCTACCATCGTTTATATCATTTCCGAAGTTTAAAATCGACCCATGTCTTATTTTAGAATCAAAAAATACTAATCTATTTTTTATAGATTTTACAGTAACAAGTGGCACATCTAAATTACTATCATAAAAATTTGTGCCTGAATCAATATTATTATTTAAATAAACTATACAACCATATTTATTTAAAGAATCTCTATGTATAAAATCTTTATCTTGATCGCTTTTTAGTCTTAAATGAATATGTAAATTTAATTTAAAATTATCTTTAAAATTTACTTTTGATCTAAACTCCTTAACAAATAGTTGCTGCAGAAAAATATTTTCTTCTTGTAAAAAATTACTCCTATATCCAGGCCAATTTTGATTGGTCCTAAAGTTTTTATTAAAATCATTAACATTATACAATTTTATTTTTTTAAAATTAGGCTCTAATAAATTAAAATTATCAAAAAAATTTTCTATAATTTGAATCATTACTTTTTTAATATTTGATTACCTATAACTAATACATCTATTTCAGAATTATTAAAATAGTCTTTTGCACTTTTAATATTAGACATAATCGGCTTACCTCTTACATTAAAACTAGTATTTAATAATATTGGACAACCCGTTTTTTCATAAAATTTTCTTAACAGTTTATAATATATATAATTATCTTTATCTACACTTTGATATCTACAAGTACCATCAACGTGAGTTACACAATCTAAATCTAATTTTATCACATTTCCAACATATAACATGTGTGGGTTTTTTATATTTGTATTAAAATATTCAGGTACAAACTCACTTAATATTGAAGCACCAAATGGTCGAAATGATTCTCTTCTTTTTATATTGTTTATTATTTTTTTACCATTTTTAGTTTTTGGATTAAGCAGTAAACTTCTATTGCCTAAAGCTCTTGGACCAATTTCTCCATGACCTTGATACCAAGCTATAGTTTTGCCCTGCTGAAGGTAATTTACCGCTGTATTTATTGTGTTGTCATCAGGAACATTTACAGGAGATTCATCTGTTTGAATAAAAGGAAAGTTTTTTATTTGAAATCTAGGTAAATTATTTTTTATTCTTAAATATTCTAAAGCTCCTAAAGATAAGCCTTCATCACTACAATGAGGTGGAACAATAAGATTTTTCCATTTATTTTTGAGAGCTGTATTCCATATAACATTTTGTGCTACACCTCCTGAATATGATATTTTCGCATTGTAATCACCCTCAGTAATTTCTTCAAAAAAATTTATTAATATATCAGAGACTTTGTCATGCACGGTTCTTATCCAATCTAGAGGTTGCCATTCAGCTAAAAGATTATTTTCTTTATAATCTACATAAAGATTAAAATTAAAAAGTTCTTTAATTGTATTCATATTAAAATTTAATTTTTTACTAAAGTTTGATAATATTTTTCCATAAGATTGAAGCCCCATCAATTTCCCGGCAACGTCATACGATTCTGCACCTTCATGCCCTATGCCAAACTTCATGCCTGCTTCCGACATACACAAACCTAAAGATCCATGTAGTTCAGTATGTCCTCTTTTGTAAATTTTATTATCTATAAAAACAGTCCAAGCATTATTAGCATCACCAAACCCATCAATTACTACTTCGTATTTAGGCCTTTCTTTTTGTAAAGGCCAACAGCTTAAAGCATGTGCATAATGGTGGTTTATTCTTGTTGTGTTTGAGTGAGGAAAGTATTTGTAAGGTATTGACGGAAAAAATTCTTCATTGTCTACAGATAAGTTGTGTCTCCAAGGGTCAATAACCAAAGCAACTTGATCTATTTCTTTTGGATTTATTTTAAAATATTTTTTAACATCTTCTTGCCAATCAATTAAATTATCGTAAGCATGATGTTTTTTTTCATAAATTCTTTCAGTTTTTAAATAATGAACATTTTCACCATCGAAGTATGAAAGGTTACTGTCATGTTCGCAAAGTCGAAGACCAAGAAGTTTTTTAACCATTCTCCTGTGATCTGTCTAAAAGAGCATAAGATATTATACCTTGTACTTCATCTGCAGTCCCTGCGGTCATTTTTAAAACATCACTCGCCTCTAAAACTAAAGTATGATTTATTATATCTTTAGTGCTTGTTGCTGCTAATTGCTCATTAAAAATTCTAAAAGTTGCTGTAGCTGAAGTATCTGTCACTTGAACACTTAAATTTACAGTGCCAGTTGATCCATTGTTTACTTGAATTTGTTTAATTAAAATAGTTGCATCAGAAGGTGCTGTTAGAACATTAATTGTGTCTGTACTATTTAAATTTATACCTTCGTTTTTATATCTAATTGTCATAAATTGTAGTATAGAACACTTTATGCAAATAATAAATAACTTTATAGAAGATAAAGAAATATTTTCTGTACTTAAAAACACTCTTATAAGTGGTCAATTTGGTTGGTTCTATGAAGGATGTATTACTTTTCCAGGTGCGGATGAAGGAGATTTTTTATTTTATCATCAATTATTTCAAAATGATCAACAACAAAGCCCTTGGTTTAATAAAATTTTATCACCTATTTTAGGACGTTTAAAATATAATAATCTCATAAGAGCCAAAGCAAACTGTTACACAAGAAAAGAAAAACAGTATGAACATGAATGGCATACAGATAGTAATGACCCACATAAGGTTGCACTTTATTTTGTTAATAAAAATAATGGTAGAACAGATTTTGAAAGTGGAGAAAGAATTGAAAGTGAAGAAAATACTTTAATAATATTTGATGGTAGATTAAAACATAGAAGTGTATCTCAAACTGATAAACCTTTAAGAATAACTTTAAATATAAATTTTAACTAAAAAACCAAGTAAATAAATCTTGATCATTTTTAAGTTCTTGTTGATAAGAAGTATTTAATTTGTCTTGCATTGTTCGTAAAGATTGAGTGACTTGTCTTTGATTTTCTTCAGTATATATGGGTGTTGGTTCAGGTATTACTATATCTACTCTAGCCATTTTAACCTCTCATTCCGTCAGGTTGTACATCTGCTCTAAAAGTACCATACCTCCAACTTTGTTCTGTAGAAGTGTTAGCTATTTTTAAACTTGCAAATCTCGATCTAGCACGAGTGTCTACTTTATCAGTAGAACTATTAATTGTGAATGGACCTAAAGGAGAAGACGCTGCTGCAGTTGAGGGGTAATCTCTTAAATTTATTGTTACCTGAGCATCTCCTGTTAATACCTTAAAATCTGGAACAAACCTTCTCATACTCATAAATACTTGGCCATCACCCTCAATTGCTAAATCAAAGTCACCTGATTGTATAAAAGCTGGTATTGCAGTTTTTGCTCCTGCTGAATCTACTTGATCAACTCCAACTTCGTGAGCGTAATATTTTAAGGCACCATTAATATTTGTTACTCCTTGTATTGTTGGAAATGTTGGCAATCCTGTTGGATCAAATTCAGTAGCATAGGGTACATCATATAAATTTGCATCTGCCCATGTAGTTCTTGCAAGTGATCCTGTTGTCCAAGTTTGATCTTGATAATTATATGTTACACATCTATCTACATAGCTTGATCCTGATTTAGGATAAAACCAAGTTATTTCTTCATATAAATGGTTTAATCCAACATAAACAGATTCACCATTTTGATAATTAACACCCAAACCATCTCCTTTAGTTGTAAATACAAAATCTTCTACAGGGCAAGGCAATGCTTTTACAGTACCGTCAAATACAAAAAACCCTCCTGATTCACCCATCCAATAAACTGCACCATTAACAAACTTCATTGAATGTTGTCCTATGGCACCACAATTTGAACCAACTTGTCTTACAGAAAAAGTAAATGGTGGTCCAACAAATTGCATAACATAAGCAGCGTTATCAGTAAGTATAAAAGTATAATCTTTACCTTTTACTGCTCCTACAATTTTAGTTCCTGAGTCCAATCTAAAAGTTCCAGCAGTATTGACAGAAGTAGGTGTATAACTACTTATATTTTCTTGATCAGAAAATCTAATAAACATTTTATCTTGTGTGCTAGCAGTTCCGATAGTAGTTTCAGTTCCAAGCATTACTAAATGCCTATCTCTATCAGAGACAAGAGACATAACTGATGCAGTCGGTGCGTTTGATATAACAGTTGCTCTAGTAGTAAGTGCACTTGGATTTGAATTAATAGGGTTCCATTCAAAAGAATTACCATTTTTAATAGTAGCTATTAACTTTTCACCAAAATTATCTAATGACCAAGATGCAGGATCAATAGTCAAAGTTTGAGATAAGGATGCCTCTCCCCAAGCTGTATAATATTCAACACCTGCTCCAGAAGAATGACCTGATCTTGTTCCTGCTACAGCTCTGGTAATTCCTGTAAGATCAGTGCTAGTTGTTCCTGTGTAAGAAATAAATTCAGCACCAACTTTTATAGTTCCTGATGACGGAAACCCAGTGGTTGAAGCTAATGTAATAGAAGTTCCCGATCCACCTGTTCCCGCAGTGTCATCTAAAAGTGCACCATTAAGAGTACCAAATACTTGTTGTCCTCCACCCCATAAGCCTGTGCCCCAACCGAAGCCATAAGTAAAACCTAAATTACCAGGTTTAACATAAGGGTTTACTGTTGCTGATCCACTTCCGTTGACCGTTGTCCCTGCTTCGCTAGCCATAGTAATTGTAAAGCTGTCACTATCTGGAACAGTAACTACTTGAAATGTGTTGGTCGTAAAATCAGAAGCAACATATCCAGCTCCACTTGGAGGTGTTACTGAAGTAAAAGTAAATAAATCTCCTGGCTCTAAAGAATGTGCTGGTTTGTTTACAGTTACTGTCGCTGAGGTATTTACAGTATCAAAAGTGCATCCAGTCAAAGCTGTGTCTAATGGTGTAATATCATAAAAGGCACCTTCGTAATAGATAACTAAAACTTTGTTAGTTC